ATGAAGACGAGGACGAAGAGGATGAATGTGATATTGATAAATCGTCACAAGATATCGGCGGACATGGTATGTTTAACAGTAGTCGAATGGAAATATCTATTATTGGGTTTGACTTGAATAATATTCCAGATAGTATCGAGGAAAACCAAGATGTGGAAGAGTTAAGCGATAGTGAGATTGATGTCGATGTATCAAATCTTAATTTTGAGCAATTTGCAGAAGACAACCTGAATGATGGTGTGGATGCATCAGAATTAGAAGAAGATATTGCTGTAAAAGGTGAAAGTAAAATTATTGAGATAGGCGAGCAAGATGTTACGGACTATTCAAAATACACCACATCTGAGTTACGCAAAATCGCCTTTTCTCGAGGGCTTATTGGTGATAATGATAAGAGTGCAAAAAACAAATTAATTAAAGTTCTTTCGCAACAATAAATTATCGTTGCACTATATATATACATCCGAATATCGCATCATATCACTTGAATGGACAATGAATTAAGAAATCTAGGGGTGGCATCGAATAATGTCCACTATGATAAGCCAGCAATGATGTCAGACGGGCGACAAGGATGTAGCTGGATGTCAGAAGCGATAGTTGATTCGAATATGCGGTCGTCAACTGGAATGAAAAGTAACTGGGAGTACAGGCGGTATCTTACACAAAATGCCGCTCAAATTATGTCGCAGAATATGCAAAACGAAATGTTGAATAATGTTAACAACATTACAAGTGGTAACCCAACCCAAAATAAAGATATGCAGCCATACATTTATGATGGGTTAAATGACCGTGCCCCTATTCAGCCTAATACATTTTCAAGCGATCTTAAACAGATTTATTTGACTCGCCAGCAGCAAGAAGCTCAAATGTATGCCCCGAATATGTACACGGGTAGCCACTAATACAGATAAATCATAACATCATTATCTCATGCAGTTGTATAGTATTACACAACTACATGAAAATAGTCAGCATCGACGTTGGAATAAAAAATCTCGCAGTATGTCTTTTGTCGGTAGAATCGAGTTCATGTTTAAGCGTGAGTCCATGTAGTGGAAGTAAAGTAACTATTTTAAAATGGGATGTTATTAATTTGACGCAAAAGGATGATGCAAAATGTTGTTGTTTAGAGAAAGACATGGTTACTGAGTGTAAGGCTGAAGTAAAGTACTCAAAGAATGGTAAGTATTATTGTACAAAACACTCTAAGCGAGAGAGTTATCTTCGACCAAGCACGGACCTTACAATGAAGTTTTTAAAAAAACAAAAGGTGGAAGGTGTAAAAGAAGTAGCATCAAAGTACTGTATCGAGTATCCTGCAAGTATTAAGAAGTCTGATTTGATTGATCTGATTTGTGCATTTGGCGAAGCAAAGTGTTTCGATGCAGTAGATAAAGTGGACGCAACAAAGCTTGATATCGTGACTATTGGGCGGAATATTCACCATAAGTTAAATAAAATGTTTGCCGATACGATTGACAATATTGACATGGTAATAATTGAAAATCAGATAAGCCCAATCGCCAACCGCATGAAAACAGTTCAAGGTATGCTATCTCAATATTTTTTGATGCGAAATGAACGTCTAGGTATCGAGTTTATCTCGTCGATGAATAAGTTAAAGGGAGACGAAGTTTATGAAACATACGGAGAGAGAAAGAAGGCAGGTATAACGAAGTGTTTAGATATGATGAATGGCGTGCATGACGAATGGGTCGATTTTTTTAAGTGTCATAAAAAGAAGGACGACTTGGCAGATTGTTTTTTACAAGGAATGTGGTATATCCAGAATAGAGTATAGCATAGCATCTGAGTATTCGAGTATTCATTCAACTCTTTTTGCGATTAGTTAATAATCTATTCGTAAGACTTAGAAGTAATTCTTATTAGATATTAGTAATATGGACGACGTTATTGAAATTTCTTCGTTAGATGGGTTTGAGCCGATGAGTGGAAAGAATATTTCTAGGGGAAAGTTTGGAGATGGAATTGAATTGTTAATGAACGATAACAAGAAGGATAGTAAACAATCTAGCCGCGACCCCGACGGGTTAGGATTAGACGAGCTCGACCAGCTTGAATCAGATTTAAACGATATAAGCGGCGAGAGTTCATCCCAAAAGGATGGCGGATTGTTTTCTGAGAGCTCTAATTTTTTTTCGTCGGAGAAGCCGTCTGTTTCATTTAGTCAACCCAACTTAACATCTGAAAAGTCATCCCCAACCACATCTACATGGGATGGTTTTGAACGATTTAATGAGATTCCTGTGAATCCTGATGTGCGTGCCCATGCGAAGCCTCTTCAGAGCAAGGAGGATGCTCTGCGCGAGAAGTTTCAGTTGTTACGTAAGTTGGAGATGCTTGAACATAAGGGCGTTCAGTTGTCGAAGAAGTACACGATGGAATCGTCTATTCTCGAGATGAAGGGCGAGTATGAGACGATTATGGATGAGAAGGCGAAGCAGAACTCTATTAAGTTTCAAGGAAATATTTTGATGACATGCATTAATGGTATTGAGTTTTTGAATAATCGGTTTGACCCGTTTGATTTGAAGCTTGAGGGTTGGAGTGAACAAATTGCAGATAACATGGACGACTATGATGAGGTGTTTGGTGAGTTGTATGATAAATACAAGTCAAAAGCAAGTATGGCTCCAGAACTCAAGCTTCTCTTCCAAGTCGGCGGAAGTGCGGCAATGTTACACATGACAAATACGATGTTCAAGTCTGCAATGCCAGGTATGGATGATATTATGCGTCAGAATCCAGAGCTTGCAAAACAGTTTCAGCAAGCAGCTGTTAATTCAATGAGTAACAACACGCCTGGTTTTGCAAACTTTATGAATAGTGTAAACAATCCTGACCCTGCACCAAGGTCGGGTACTGGTCCACCCCCACCGATGGCTACTCAAGGGCCTCGCGCTCCTCCCCCTCCGTCTCATCGTCCTGGAAACACCGATAGTTTTTCGTCACGACCTGATTTGTCTAGAAGCATGAATATGAGTGACGGAATTAACGTAAGTGAAAACTTTGCGAGTGCATCTGCTCCGGAGCGAAGCATGCGCATGCCTCAGCAGCAGCAGCAGCAGCAGCCCCGTGCGGAGATGAAGGGACCATCTGATATTGATAGTATTTTGTCTAACCTAAAGACGAAAAAGGTTAATATGTCTGGTAGTAACACGCCCAGCTTTTCTCAACCAGATTTATCTGAAAGTCAAATGTCTGATAATTTTCCTGACCTAATGAATGATAGTAGCACTATCAGTATTTCCGACTTAAGAGAAATGCAGAACTCGTCTGCAAATGCTCCCAAAAAGTCACGTAGACGGCGTACTGGGTCAGATAAGAACACAATTAGTTTAGATATTTAAACCTTTGGTAAATATATTTTTATTGTTTGATTATTATATACTCACACATACGGTGAAACTAAATAGAGTTACATAAATATATCTTAGAACCAGATATGAATACTAACAGTGACACATCTAGCACCAATAAACCAACAAAAACACCAATACTTCAAGAAATCCCTTGGTTAGACGAGCTTCCTAACACATTATTGTACATTGCAACGTATGGGTTGTCTGAAATGCTTGTACGAACATACATGCATACTCGTCCTCGTATAGAAATATTATATCACATAATTCTTCTTGTGTTGTACTATTACGCACATGTAGCACTAAAATATTACAAGCAACATTCTCCTCAAACGTTAACAGATTAATATTCCGTCTTGAAGATGTAAAATACAATAATGTATCCACCCAGATACTTTATTGTATATGTATTTGACATAAACAATTATTTCATATCGCTTGTCTGTAACACATATGCCCAATGCTGTAGAACTTGTCGTATTTTAGGAGATATTGACTCATCTGCCAATCCCTTTACATGATTATTTGGATATTTTTTTTTAATAAGATTAATAAGAAAGTTCCGGAACCTTCCTTTCTCGCCAGCCAGTGCGAGCCATCTAGCAATTTGTCTCTTGTCATCAGGTGTTCTTTTTCCTGTATAGAAGTCACAGTACCAATGAACCCATCCATATGGGTTGTATTTTGTAATCCACCCTTTTTCTTCCCAGAACTCGAGTGAGGTTCCTACTTTTATTTTATATTTATTTATGTTTTTATCATAGTCTGGGGAAGACAACCAGTTTTCTGGAATATCTTTCCACCACGATTTTGGGTATTTTTTATGTATATTTTGTAGTCGCTTGTTTGCAATGGTTGAATAAATGGGTCTCCAGTAAGTCCCCCCAAAGCTGCCAAGTGCAAACATCTCTCGCGGGGTCAAGTTAGGTTGAAACTCTGGGTGGTCTGGGAATATGATAGTTTTATCTCTCCGTCTGTTTACTTGGTTACTGGGCTTGAGCTTGGTGTTGTATGTTTTTTTACGAGTGCTTTTATTTGACGCACTCATACGTGGTTTCTTTCTTGTTTGTAATTTATTATTCATTGTTAGTTTATAGAGAGATATTATATTATTCTGATATAGCAACTATACTAGTATAATATTATACAAAAATGAGTAAAGAATTGTTGATTTGTAAAGTAAATAACAGTATACGGTTAGAGTTTTCATTAAAAAATACGAATATGAATATGTATCAACTAATTGATACATCGATAATTGATATAATGTATAGTGTCCATAAAGGTGAAATCATCCAATCATATACACTGGATAATGAGCATGACGGAGATAATGTGTTGCAGAGATTAAAGGTGGTGTTCATGCAGTTATTTCGCGATATTGGGATGCCGCAAATGTTCTTAAATATGGATATACGAAAGACCTATTCCGACGATAGTATACAGTTTAATTGTACAAAGAACGGTGACCTATATCCAATTGAAGGAGCGAATATAAGTTCACACTCGGCTAATGCTCCCATACTTGATATTAATGTCGACTGTAGGTTTACAGATATACATACGTGTAGATGTATTGTAAATCTTATGCACGAGCCTAACAATGAACTTATGCGGTTTGAGTCAATCGTAATGAGTATATTTAAAAAAATGTTTAAGAAGGTAAAAACATTTATAGAGATGGCACAATAATAATTACGTGCAATAAATCAATTGTAATATACTCATAGTTAAAGTAATTCATTATCTAATATGAATCTTTTTTTTGACAACGTGTTATTTTATTATCGAATCGTATCTACTATTGTTAAAAATGGATTTTATTACGGCATAATTGAGCCAAGTTATAGCAAGTTTATAAAAAACACTGCAATTGACCTAGTTTCGACAGATATTTTATTTGTGAAAATTATTCAGGCAATTGCAAACTGTCGCGACCTACTTGATGATGCAACTTGTAGCGATTTAATGCAGTATACAGACCGAGTTCCATATACACATGAAGACTATAATAGGGAAGTTATCAGTCATATCATAAATAATACGCCGTTCATGTTTGTTGATGACCACCCTATTCGTTCAGGTATGGTGTCCCTTATTTTTTTGATGATACACGAGGAAAGTCATGAACTCTACATATTAAAAATGAAACGCCGAATGATTAAGGAACGACTGCATGAGTCAGTGAGTCGGATGAGTTCAATGTTAAAACTTATATCAAGTGTAGTTTTTTGGTGGTCAAAAATAGATATTAGTGAAATATTCGACAAGCATCTTACTGTATTAGAAAGTCAGCTTGATTTTAAGCAAGAAGCAGAGAATACACGCATATTCTATAATAATTTTCAACACATTGATTATGTAAAGATACCTATGGTTGTGCAAGAAGAAACTCCGTTAAATAATGAATATATCATTATGGAGTATATTGAAGGATTATCTTTTTCGAGTTTACCAGAGAGTCTATATATAACATATGCAAAAATGCTTACAAAGATGGGTATTACGTGTGTCTTGATAAATGGGACTGCTCATGGGGATCTACATGCTGGGAACATAATATTTATTGAAAATAGTGATGAAAAATGTCAAATGGAGAACGTGCCAAAGTTTCAGATAGGCATTGTTGATTTTGGGCTTATTATTAAGATTAGCCAAAAAATACGCGATGCACTTCAGTTTGCAGGGATGAATTATCGACGTTCCGGAAAAATGGTGGAGGTTGCAAGGACATATTTAAATGTTACATTAGACCCTTCTAATTTTTTAGATACAATAGACAAAGAATCGAGTGATTTTATTGTGAATGAAGTTGCACGTTTGATGACTGATACAATGCGAGATGATAGTACATTATCTCAGGGAAAAGTATATCAATCATTCCAGATTGTAAATAAATATATACATGATGTGCTTGCTCCAAATAACAAGATTAAGCTAGATCGTGATTTCGCAAGTATGCAAGTTGCTCTGTCAATGTCCAACGGAGTAACAATGCAATTGTGTGAAAATGATTTTAATCGCCAGGTGGCGGATTCCATGGACGAATTGTTTCATACAGATTTATTTGAAAATGATAGTGACGATGAAGATATGACATGTGTAATAATTAGACAATAAATAATAGTTTGAGTGATGTAAAATATACTGCGAAGACAATTGCATAATATTATATAGCTATATAGTAAGTAATATTATGACAAAGAGGTATACGCGAAAGCTTATCGTGGACCGTATACGACAACAACGGAGTGCGGGTCGAAAGGTGAATGTGTCTCGACAAAAAACATTTCGTGTACGTCAACATGAAGGAGGGGCGGAGCCTGACAATTTTTTTAAGGGGAAAACAGTGACGATTGATGAGTTTATAGATTCAATGTGTTTGACACTGAGTAAAGATTCCCATACACCTACTCAGTTAGGAGATCCGACATTTATCGATTTATTAAAAGACAGGACGACAAACTTGCCGAAGGGAATGGCCCGGGAGAATGATAGTTACGATGTGAATGACGAGAGAATATCTAAGTTAACGGATGTTTTTGGTTCAAATGAGAAGTTTTACCAATGCATTCGCACTCTTATTCAAATAGACATGTTTATTCAAGACAATTTTGATGAGTTTTTGAAACTACAACTTGTCATGAATACAACACGTCAAGAACTTTTAAAGACAAAGCGTCCGAGAGATGTTGAAGACATTTTTAGTGGATTACAAAACTTAACTCGTCTTCTTGGCCGCCAGACTCTCGTCTATTGGATAAATACAAATATGACTGCAAAAACTCGTATTGTAAATAAAATCACTATACGTGATATTTTTCGTCGTCTGAAACCAGAGTACTATTTTTATATTATGTTCGCGAAAGAGCCAATTAAATCGATGTTTTCGTCTATATTTAAAAAAAACTCGAATCAGCCACCAAAATATAAGTATGTGATATCGCAAGACAATCGCAAGTACATCTATGAGATGATGCAGGATATAAATAAGATTACTCAACCTGAAGATATGCGTCGAATTGTGTTTGATATGGATACATTTGTGCAGATTAATTTTGGAAAAAGTGGGTATGATACAGCATTTAAAATGATGAGTAAATACAGCACTGCAGATTACTCGTCCTTCACCACTAATAAGTGGGATACTCAGATTGAATTTGCACCGAGGTCAATATCATCATATGCATCTGAAATGACTGAGGTGAATGGAGGTGATATAGATAGGGATAGAAGCAAGTTCAAGCCCGACGGGTCGATTATGTCCACTAAGTCGTTGCAGTTTCTTATCTCTGCATTCAAAGGAGAGACAATTGCACGCGGCGGATTTGACATAATGCTATTGTCTGGTGTTGCATCTGAAGAGAAGGTGTATTATCGCCACCAAAAAATCTCACCCTTTAACCCTGCAGTAATGAAGGTGTATTTGCCAGAAAATAGTCCTTACTTAGGCAAATATAGCGATTTTGAAACGGTTATGGAAGATGACGAAAAGAGTTCAACGAAGACTAAGGTGGCTCGTGCAAATATGGGGGTTATCTTGTATAAACACTTTTTATTTAATGTTGTGAGTAAAATGAAGCGGAGAGAAACAACCTCACAAGAAGGAAACACTGTAATGTTGGGTGGTGAGAAACTAATAAATGATATGAATAAAACGATATCGACTGATTCTAATGTAAATAATGTATCCGAATCTCTCGCAGTTGCATTAAAAAGAAATCCGCCCAACAATTCTGAATATTTGCCATACGAATGGCTTACTGTCTACGCAAGAGTAAAGAGGTATATGGATGCCGACGGTATGTCACAAGACGATGCTCTACGAAAGGAGCAAGATGAAATAGAAGCAAAGTTGAATGCAGTTTACCCATGGATGTATTCCAAATTTGAAGATGTATCTGATATAGAGGAAAGAGAGAAACTCTTGAGACAACAGGACCTAGAGTATTTCGAAAAATACGGCGAGTTTTTAAAGATGTACATGACGATGCATGCTGGCACCATGAACCCACCAATTGTTGATGGTTCAGACATATTAAGTGCGTTAAACGCGGATAACATGATAGTCAATGGGAAAATAATACAGGAAGACATCAACCCTAACGAAATGTTTCCAATGACACGTGTTCAAGGATTATTATATAAGTTTATTTCTGTGAATGACCTCGAAGATTTCGATTTTAATACCATATCCGAAGATGGCAAACCAGTGTATTTATTTGCCACTCCGCCGCAAACGAACCCACAGTCTGGTGGTAAAGATTATGTCAACGGGATTGTTCCACATGTAGTGTCTACGCCTCCTATGCACCCAGTTGAAAAGGGTGGAGTTGAGATATATTCACCCGAACTTGCAAACTTGCCCGAAAATAATGAGGCCAATCCTTACATACGAGAATACACCAAGGATAACTTTACAGATATTGCAAATATATTTAAGTCCGCAAACTTGAACGTCACAAATGGAATTACATACAAACAAAATATTGAAAGCGTTCCTAATTCGTATATTTACGACATGCCAACTGAGGTGAGAGACGCATTTTTTGCATATAAAACTGCAGAGGAGGCGAATGCAAAAACCGCTGCACTAGGCGAGATCGATAGCAAGATTATCGATATTTTACACTCTGAGGGAGTGAATGGGTACGAGACTGGGCTAAGCGATGTGCAGATTGATAAGTTGATTGAATTTATGGACAAGAAAACCAATGGTCTTATGACATCTTCTGCAATGAAGCCTTATATGGAGGTTGTTAAGACAAATATTCGTTTCGGCAAAAAAATGTTGTTTGCTAATCCTGAGACAGGATATATTTATACGTTTGGAACTGGTGATTTGATACTGGGGTCGATTTATAGTCGTCAGAGTTCGCCAAGAATGGTGGTTGGCGTGTATTGTAACTTCGAGGGCATGAATAGTGCATATTCAACCAAAGAAGTCGAACAGTCGCATATTGTTCTGTGGAATAATCCTACGCAAGCAATGCGACAAAACATCATGCTTGGCTCGCCGAGAATTTACAATGGTCTTTTCAAACCCATTTGGGCGACAATGGATGGAAAAGATGTCATGCCAGAAGACACAAAAGTTACTGCAGAACCTGTTGCCATTGGAGAGCCAGCGGTTGCTACGGAAGTTCTTGCTGCTGAATCTGAATCGCCAACAAGTTCAATATCGAGTCTATCCGCGGGAGAAAATGGAATCGTTCCAATTGTGAGTGAAGCGGATAAGGAAGAGATGAAAGAGTTGGCTAAGGAAAAGAGTAAGTTAAAACCAGATACTCCAGTTCCTAGATCTATTACTATTAATGTCACCACTACAATTCCTGGCTACCAAGAGTTCAAGCTTGAACCGCAACAGCTTGGCATAAATACTGGTCGGGATAAAAGAGGGACTGG